GAATACTGGAACGGAGACAACAACAGTCGAGCAATGATAGACGCTTGCTGGTACGCAATCGACAAAGCGTCAGAAGCACTTGAATCCAAGGAGCGCATCGAACTAATCATGTCAGCCAACGCCGACGTGGCTCGCATCGCCGCAGTGCGAGACGCAGCCGAGAGGCGGGTGATGCACCTGGAAGCTGCACTCCGCAAGATCGCCGACCAGGACTATCGCGGAAATCGATCAACAGAATCTCAGATCGCCTTGATGGCGTTGGAGGTGAAGCCGTGAGCGACGCAAACAACATGAGCAACGCAACACTTATCAAATGGAACGACGCAAAACAGAACGCTGAGTTTCTAAGGATCCGCTCAGACGGATCGTTTGAAATCCATGGAGGCGCACCAACTCTGTTTGTGCTGGGTCAACTGGTTCACGCATTCCTGAAGCAGCAGGACCGCATCAAGCGGCTGGAGGTGGCGGGGGATGCGATGGCTGCATGGCTGTTAGACCCAAGGAACTTGGGCGGCGGGTCGTCTATGGCTTCGCAATGGTACAAAGCCAAGGAGGCCAAGCCGTGAAAACCTCAATCGAAACACTTATCAAAGCCATGCGGATTGTGTCATCCGGCAATGACGGTGTTGTCTCAGCGGCAACTGCTGAGGCAGCGCAGCGACTGGAGGAGCAGCAAGAGCGCATCACCCAACTAGAGCAGGAGAACGACGCTCTCCGCGCCGATCTGCTGCTGTGGAACGAGAAGGAGGTGAGGCCGTGAGAGACAATGATTTCCCGTGGCCAATCCTGATAGGTTCTCTATCTCTTGGGTTTGTTATCGGAATGTTGATCGGAGCGATGTCAACCAGCAGCTCATGGAAAACATCAGCGGTGAAGATGGGCCATGCTCAATGGGTTGCGAACGAACGTGGAGAATCAGAGTTCAAATGGAAGGAGTGCAAATGAACCATCTTGTTAACGCCAACAAAATGGTCAGCGATACACCTAGAATTGATTCCATCAAAGATGATGGAAGTTGGGACTATCAGGATATGGTTTATCGTGAAGGTCAAAAACTAGAACGTGAACTAATCGAATCCAAAAAGCAAATTAAACAACTTAAATATGAAGTGGCTGTGCTTCGTTGGTATGCAAACGAAGAAGCCATAAAAAAGGCCGATGAATCGTTGAACAAGGAGGACAAGCCGTGAAACTCAAAGAGGTTCTTGCATTGGTTAAAGCAGAGCTGGAGTTCCACAGGAGACATCCAGAACTGTGGCTTGCACTTGTGATTGCAGGTTCGACTTATTTCATATTCAAGGAGTTGAATCGGTGAAAAAGCCCATCTCCAAAACCCCGCGCACAGACCGGCAGGCGGTTGTCACCGTGGCTTTCCAGCAGTTCGTGAAGATCGGATTCGCCAAGCAGCTAGAGCGACAACTTAGAGGTGCGAACAGTCGTGTGCTTGAGCTGGAATTGGACGTCGAAGCCTACAAGGTCAGGCTCATCGAGGACGGCGAGCGCATCTACACGCTTGGAACGAGGTCCGACCGCTATCGCATGGCGCTGCTCAAAGCCCGTGAGCGGATCAAAGAACTAGAACGCAAAGAGGACGAACTGAACGACCTCAAGAAATGGTTGGAGGGACGATGAACGTCCTCCTCCACGAACTCCCGCACCATCACCACCTCCGTAACTCCGCACTCCAAACCATCGACGTTCGCATCCGGTGCCGACACACCAAGTCGAGCCGCGACCCGCGAACGTGGAAGATCAAGAACAACAGCTACAACGAACTCAACGATTCCTGGCAGACCAACTTCGACTTCATCGTCACCGTCGCCAGCGACCAATAAGAAAATGAATCAGCTTGCAAGATTTGGGTTGACCAAGGAGTCGATGCAGCGCATGCTCGGCACCGTCACCGTAACCACCACGGCAAAGAAACGGGAGATTCCTCCCGGTCCTAACCGTAAGTGGTACAGCGTTCCAGACGATATCAAGACCGCGATCCTCAAGGCCCACCCAACCTACACTTACCGTGAGTTGGCCAAGAAGTATGGCGTGTCCCTAACCAGCGTATGGAAAATCAAGAACCAAAACCAAAACAACAAGAAGTAGAGGAACTACAACGATGGAAGCAGTTATGTCACGAATTGGCCGCATGCTTGGGCTGCGGCTGCACAACTCAGACCGGCCTGTGCATGCAGTGCCACAAAGCCAGCAAACGATATCGAGCAGTCCAAATACCCCTGCGATGAAACTCCGCGAGTCCATAAACCAAGTCACCGAACTCAGAGCCAAAGGCCACACGTACAAGTCCATTGGCCAACAACTCGGGTTCACCAAGCAACGAGTCCACCAGATCCTACGATCCGCCAAGACGCTCAAGGAGAATGAGAACCTATGGACCAACGGGCTCAGCGCCCGCAACGTGGCAATCCTATCGAAGCTCCACATCTACTCACGCGAAGTCGCCATTCACGCGGTGCGGACCGGTGACATCAGGCCATTCAAGTGGGCCAACTACGGTGCCACTTCCTACACCGAACTATGCGAATGGCTAGGCATTCAGCCGGTCGCCAACACCGCAAACAGCCGAAGCTCACGCACCGAGAAGTTCTGCCCGCACTGCAACAAACCCCTATGAGCCGTCACTCATTCCCACTCGTCGAATCCATCAAGGTGGTCACCCTCTCAGGCGGGATCACCGTCCGAGTGTGGCGTGATAGAAGCAAAGAGAACCTGAAGACCAACTACGGCGACGGTGATATCCACCTCACCTGCGTGGCCCAAGCTCATGATCACTTCGAGATGATCAAGACTCTGGCCCGCTTGGAGAATGTTCGAGCCGTTGAGTTGGTCGATCAGAAAGGCAACGGAATCAAAGTCCACAAACAACCATGAGCCACTCCTCGACACGCGACCTTGCAAGCGCCCTCAAGATCCTGGCCCAGCAGATACACAGTGAAGACGGCGCAGCCAATGTCGTCTGCGCTGAAGCCGCTGACCGGATCCTCCTGCTCGTCACACTCACCAACGAACTGACAGCACACATCCTGGCCAGCCCCATTCACCACCCAAAATGCACAGCCAAGACCAAGGGAAGCTACTGTAATTGCATCCTATCCCGGGTGACACCATCATGAAAACACCACGACACGAGCAGCCATGGTACTCATGCCGGCTCGAAAACAACAAGAAGCCCGAACCACTCACCGAAGAAGAGAAGACCATCATGAGCGGCGTGAACCGCAAACTCATCGAAGACGCCCCACGCCTCATCGCCTACGGCATCCAGAAAGGATGGATCTCCTACCCCAAGAAACCCCGCACCCAACACACATGGATCACCAAGGACAGCCCACCGCTCCAACAGGACGATTCGTCAACATTCACAACGGATCCGTAATCGTCGAAGTCATAGGCCAAGGACAATACCGTATCGGAGAGACCCGCCGCACTGTAACCATCTACAGTCGAGACGGGTCTCTTTTCGTCCGCAATTCCCAAGAGTTCCATCGAGTCTTCAAAGAACTCAAGTAGTCCGAACACAGCAACGCAACGACATGACAACGCTCCTCGAACGAGCGGCGCTTTGGCTCGCCAAGGTACCGCCAGCCATCTCCGGATCCGGAGGGCACTCTCAAACCTACACCGCCGCCGTGGGCCTAATCCACGGCTTCGGGCTGTCCGACACCGACGCCTTCGCGCTCCTATCGGACTGGAACCGCTCATGCCAGCCTCCATGGCAGGACCGCGAACTCCTCCACAAGATCAGGCAGGCCAATGAGAAGTCGCACTCCAAGCCCCGCGGCCACCTTGCCAATTCCTCGGGAGCAGGTCCATCTGAGCCATTGGACCTGACACGGGTCCGCTTCAGCAGGCCAAAGCCCGTGGAGGCCGCGCCAGTCGCTGTTGGGTCCGTGGAGCCCTCCGCGCCATCAAACCCGCCCGCAGCCCCCATCCCGGCCTCGCACGATGCCTCGGAGTTCAAGCGGTTCCTCACATCCGCCTTCGCGCCCACCGAGGTGGTCTGCATCTGCGAGCAGGTCGAGGACGGTACCCCCATGACCAGCGGATCCTTCCTGCCCGTCGAGGATTGGATCGCTCGATTCGATGACCCCGAGTCCATCCTCTTCCGACCCGATCGGAATCAGGGCGTCTTCGTCCGTATCAACCCCTTCAAGCCCAACTTCTACAGCGGCTCCGACAACGATGTCATGGCCTACCGCCATGTTCTGGTGGAGTTCGATCAGAAGCCCAAGGCCGAACAGGAACAGCTCCTCCGCTCCTCGGGCCTACCCATCAGCGTACTCATCGACTCCGGTGGCAAATCCATCCACGCCTGGGTCCGCGTCGATGCCCCCAATCGCAAGGAATGGGACGCCCGCAGGGATCTGATCTACAGCAGCATCCCGGGCATCGATCCCAAGAACAAGAACCCATCGCGCTTCTCCCGGCTCCCGGGCGCATGGCGGGGCGCGGAGAAGCAGAAGCTGTTGGCCAACTCCATCGGCGCTCGCTCGTGGGAGGAATGGCTCACCGATCGCGAGTCCATCGACGACAGCGCCACGATCGTGTCGATCAAAGACCTGATGCACTTTGATTCGGATAACGATCCGGACAACCTCATCGGCAAACGGTGGCTCACCCGCGGCTCCTCCATGATCCTCAGCGGCGGCACCGGCATCGGAAAGTCATCCCTCATGATGCAGATCGTCATCCGGTGGTGCCTCGGCAAGGACTTCTTCGGCATCGCTCCGGTGCGGCCATTGAAGATCGGTGTCATCCAAGCCGAGAACGACAAGGGCGACCTCGCCGAAGCCTTCCAAGGCGTAGGGCTAGGACTGGAAATCAGGCCAGATGAGATGAAGTCGCTCCAACAACAACTTGAGTTCCGCACCGAGGCCGTCCGCACCGGTGATGCATTCTTGGCTTACGCCCGGCGGTTCATCCTCCGCTCCAAGCTCGATGTCATCGTGGCCGATCCGCTCTTCTCCTACTTCGGGGGCGACCTCAGCGATCAGGGCGAGGTTAGCGTGTTCTTGCGCAACAAGCTCCAGCCCATCCTCCACCAGACCAAGGTCGCTTGGATCTGGATGCACCACATCTCCAAAGCCCAGCGCAAGGACGGAGAGCCCATGACCACCATGGAACTAGCACACTCCGGGTTCGGATCCAGCGAACTCGCCAACTGGGCACGGGAGATCGCGGTCCTGGCAGAAGTAGGCCAGTCGAAGCCTCGACGGTTCCAACTGGCCTTCTGCAAGCGGGGATCGAGGCTCCCGTCCAATATCCTCAACCTTCAGCATTCTCCCAAGGGGATTGTGTGGGAGCAGTGGAATCCGATGGTGATGACCGGGGCGCAACTGAAGGAGCCGAAGCCTCCTGATCGGCGGCCAAGGCGGCGCGGATAGGGCCCCAATAATCATTGTAAGCCTTCCGGTCAGCCGCCTTTTCCTCTTCCCGCTTCTTGCGCTCCAGCTCCTCGGAATCCACATCCGGGGAGCTTTTCTCTTCCTGAACCTCAACTTCGGAGTCGGCCACATCTCTGGACCC